TAAATACTTTATCAGCATTTAGCTATTATTATATAAAGTGTTCTTACAATATTATTCTCAGTAATAAGTTCCACGAAAGTTTGTGCCATCTCTGACTGGAACACGACCCCTTGATTAAACATCAGGGGGTTTTTTCGTTTGGTAAAAAATCTAGTATTTATATTAAGAGAAGTTTGGTAATATCAAATCTTTTTCGTATATTGTTAGTAATAAAAACATAAAACATGGTACAAAAAAACAACGAAAGGTTTAGACCTTTAAGAAAAGTAACAGACAAAAATGGTAAGGTTTACGATTTCAAAGGTAAAGCATCTATATCCGAGTCAGGTATAGTATTTGTTCATCCTGGACAAAGAGGATTAAAAGATATGAATGGTTACCTGACATATGGTAGAAAGTCAGGAGCTGGACATAAACAAATTAGTTTAATGACAGAAACAGGTGATAATGCATTATTCTATATACACAGATTAGTAGCATTCGCTTGGTTGAAAAAACCTAAATCATATCAGACTGATGTTTTACATTGGGACGATAATCCTGAAAATAATCATTATAGTAATTTAAGATGGGGTACAGCTAAAGATAATATGAATGATAAGATTAGGAATAGACCTGCGTTCAAACACTTCTTACAGAAATATGATGATAGTTTAATATTTGAAGTATATCATAAAAAAGAAATGGGAATGAGTTTGGTTGAATTAAAGGAACAATATAAAGGTTTGATTACTCCATCAAGTATAATGCATATGACTAGTGGAAAACTATTAAAAGATAGAGGATTACTTCCAAACAAAAATCAATTTAGTATATGATTTGTATAGCTAAAGTAGGGAATATAGTATCTGCGGTGTTAGATATTGTATTCTTAGGTAGAGCAAAAGATATTGCAGGATGGATTGCAATTAAAGTATTCAACAAACAATCATGTGGATGTTTAGAAAGACAGATTTATCTTAACGAACTATTTGGATGTCCAGATGGTATTAAATTATAATATGAGGAAAGATTTAATAATAGGTGCAGTAGCAAACTACACAAAAGATAAAATAGTAGAGTATGTCCAATCAATAAATAAGTGTGGATTTACAGGAGATAAGATAATGGTATGTTATGACTTACCGATTGAAACAATGGAATACTTAAATCAAAACAATTGGATGTGTTATGAAGCACAAACTAATGGCCATCCTCATATGAAAAGATTGATTGATATGTGGCAAATATTAGAAACACATATTACAGGATATCGTTTTGTATTTACAACTGATGTTAGAGATGTAATATTCCAAACTAATCCATCTGACTATTTAGAGGAGAAATATTATTATGGAGATAGATTAAGTGGATGGTGGGAAAAGACAGAAGTATTTGTTGCAAGTGAAAGATTGCAATATCATCAACAAGAATGGAATGTAAAAAACATACATGAAGGGTATGGTAACATCTATTGGGAATGGATTAAAAATAAAGAGATAGGTAATGTAGGTATCATTGCAGGTAAAGGTACAGGAGTGAAATCATTACTTATGTTGAACTGGTTAGTATCTCAAGCAGGTGATGTTCGTCATTATACCGACCAATCATCTTTAAACCTACTTATTCACAACGATTTAATAAAAGATAAGGTTACAATTGTAAATGACTTATGTCTGCAGGTTGGTACTTTAAATGAAGAATTAGACATTAGAGATGGTGTTGTATATAATCCTATAACTAATAAACCTTATCCGTTAATACATCAATGGGATAGAAACGAAACACTTACAAAATTATTTAAAACAAAATAGAATATGGAAACAACAACAATTACATTAGACAAACCAATAGACAAAGATGCATTATACTTTATTGATTGGAGTAAGTTAAAAGACATCAATGATTTAATAATGATAATCGCATCGTTAGGTATTAGTATGTCACCAATGCATCCTGCATGGAAACAGATAGAACATTTAATGGACTTGGACAGACCTGTTAAACCAGGACAACCTAACCAACCTGAAATGAAACCACTTGAATTACCTAAATTGAAACAAGTAAAGTAATGTTAAGTGAAGAAGAATTCAAAGAGTTAAGAGAAGTATTAAATACAATCACTACACATATACCTGAAAATCAAGCAGGTTATATTTGGAGGATGTATAATAAAGTAGGAGGAAACCATGGCAGTCAACCTTGTATGTGTGGTTCAGCAGCAAAGTATTGGAAAGAGGCAGTAGATACTCTAAACAATTATATTAAAGGAAAATGATAACAGGCAGTTTATGTTTGGAATGTGAAGAAAGATTAAGTAATTTATTTATTGAGTCACATGGTTGGTTAGTTAAACATGCAAAGAAACTAACTAAGTCACAAGAGGAAAGTGAGGATTTGGTTTCTGACTTATATGAATACTTACATAAGAAATGCAATCCAAAGATATTTTGGGGTAGTGCATATCACATGTATTATTGTTATAGATTTTTAGAAAGTAGATGGATAAACAAAACTAAAAAATTGAATAGAATAGTATATCAAGAAGAAATCATAACGGAAGATATTGTTGATGAATATGATATAGAGTTAGACCAAACATTAGAGAATGCACATAAAGAAGTAGTGGATGAATTACAAAAGTTATCCGGAACAAAGATGTGGGCACCTGCAAAGATATTTGAATTGTATTGGATGTCGGACAAAACTCTTGATGAAGTAGCAAATGATATAAAGATAAGTAAGAGTACGGTATTCCTTTCAGTTAAAAAGATAAGGAAGTATATGGAAACAACATTAAACAATCCTTTTAAGTAAGTTATAGTATGGGAGGATTATGGAGTAGAAAGTTTAATCATAAAGATGGTGAAACAAGAGTATGTAAAGAATGTAATGCATCATTCCATACAATGAAACCAAGATATAGATGTAATGCATGTGTGAATGCAAAACAAAAGATAGTTGAACAAATCAAAAGAGATAAGTATGAAAAGAAACCAAAGTATCCGTTTGACACAAAGACTAATGCAGCAGGACTTAGGTTTAATAGAATACATGGTGAATTAAGTAGAGCATGGAAAGAATATTATAAGACTGGCAATAGAGATGCAATTACTGCACACTATGAAAAACAATTGAAAGAGATAGAGGAGAATGGTATAAAGGAATGGATATTAGATAGAAGAGATAAGGAAACCTTACAAGCTAAACAATCAAAGAGTAGAAGAAGTATTCAAAAAGATTATCCAAACCATCATGACTACTATGAATACTAATATAGATTATCAATATGTGCATCTTAACTTTGATTGGAGTTGGATTAAAGACAAACAACTTATCCTAAGAGGTAATAAGAGAGCGGGTATGTTAATTATAGTAGATGCAGATGGCAATACAGTTGGAATGTATGGATACGAAGAAATAACATGAAACGAGATAAAGAAATTATAACCCTATTGATTGCATATATCCTCACCATTGGATTAACTATTGCATGGGAGGTGTTTACTAACAAATAAAGTAAGAGGTGTTTTTAATATAGTAAAATACAATAATAATACAATATGCCATTCGTTAAAGGAGATAAAAGAATAAATGCTAATGGGAGACCAAAGGGAGCAATCAATAGAACAACGGAACAAATGCGTCTAACTATAAATCGTGCAGTAAACAATACACTATCCACAATACAGCAAGACTTAGAAGAACTAAAAAAGAAAAACCCAGAGAAAGCATTAGAGTTGTCAATGAAGTTAATGGAGTATGCAATGCCAAAGATGAGGTCAATAGATATAAGTGGCACAATGGAAGTGAATGCAAAGATACAATCAATCAACCTAAATATATTAGATGGAACTAAACATCAACACATCAAAGACATATAGGGATATTGAGGATAGCAAAAAGATTTGTATACTGCAAGGTGGAACTAGAAGCAGTAAAAGTTATTCTGCTTTACAATGGATATTAGTGCATTGTTTAATGGAACCTAACATAGTAGTATCAGTAGTAAGAAAGTCTTTTCCATCTATGCGTGTATCTATTATGAGAGACTGGCAAACAATACTTAAAGACTTAAACATATGGTCTGATGAGAATTGGTCTGCAACTGAACACATATATACATTTGACAATGGCAGTATGGTAGAGTTTATGTCAATTGATAGTAGTGAAAAGAGAAAGGGTAGTGCAAGAGATTATTTGTTTATAGATGAGTGTAATGAATTAAGTAGAGAGGATTACTTTCAGTTATTTATTAGAACTCGTATTAAAACTATTATTGCATATAACCCATCGTTTGGAACTAACCACTATATCTTTAACGAAATACAAACACACCCTGAAAGCAGTTTATATATCTCAACCTTCTTAGACAACCCATTTTTAGAGAAAAGTATTATAGATGAGATTGAAAGATTAAAGTATGTTAACCCTGAATACTATAAGATATATGGATTAGGATTGCCAGGCAATAATGTAGGAACTATATTCAGTGCAGAGTTAGTAGAGGAGATACCTGATGAGGCAGTATTTGTTGCATTCGGTATGGACTTTGGTTTTAGTATTGACCCTACGACATTGATTGCAGTATATAAGTGGAGAGAGAACTTATACTTTGAGGAATTG